GGAGTAAGCGTCTTGCAAGAGGTTCAGACGGATGACGGGGTAGAAACGAGAGCCATACAAAAGCCCATTATTGACTTAGTGCTTGAATGGAAGCCCGACAAGAAGAAGCGAAAGTCTGTAGACGTATTAAACGTTACGGCAATACTGGAAGAGTTAGCAGGTAAGGTATCGTTTGGGAAAGTAATGTTTGACAGGTTTAACGCCCCGCACCAGATCCAGAGACTTGTAGAGCTAGGCATTGACGCTGAAAGCAAACAGTTTTCGCGAGACTTTCAGGTAATGTTATACGACACGCTTAAAAACCTAGTATATACAGGAACTATTGAGATTTGCGGACACGTTAATGGCAGACATTCAGAGAAGCATATTAACCAGTTAAAACACATTCGTATACAAGGCGGAAGTAAGATTACTCATAGAGAGCTAGGCAAAGACCTTGCAGACGTAATAGCGGGTTTAGCTTGGCTTATTTCATCAGGCGGCTCAGAAGAAGTGGGCGGCGTTGTTATGCCGTTCTTAACGTCTGTTAATTTTAGATGGTAGGGGGTGATGGATTGGGTTTTTTCGATACCCTCTTTTCGCGGGGGGAAAAAAAAGACGATTCCGCAAACAAAAGCAATGACTCCATAAAGACAAGCGTAGCGCGAAACATCACTACCCCACAAAGCTCCTTATATAAAGGGGCTTTTGATTTTCTACCAAGGCGATATGGGCATATTAGCTCACTAGACACTAGGAGCATAAGAAACAGACTTTCGACTAATAGGATTTTAGAAGTCCTTTCTGATATAGACCCTGACGTTTCAATGGGCGTATGGACGATGCTTCGCGTATCGGATACGCCCTTAACATATCAAGCCAAAGACCGCGATGGAAAAGACGACCCTGAAGGGCAAGCAATACTAGAAGACATTATACGCAACCTTAACGCGCCTGTAATTACTAACGGCTATACTCACAGTTCGGGGCTGGAAAAGATTAAAACGCAGTTGCACCTAACATCCTTTGTGCATGGGGCTGCTTGCGTTGAAGCATTGCCGACAGAAGAGCTAGATGACCTTGAAAAGATTATCGTAGTAGATCCTATATCTATAGAATTTACCCGCGAAAACAGAAGGTTAATCCCCTGGCAGAGAAGCGGTTATGGTGAAAAGAAGAAGCTAGACTACCCTAACTTCATTTACGAAGACCTAGACTCCTTCCCTGGCGATCCTTACGGCAGGAGTCCTATTTTATCTACGCTTCAGATTGTATTTTTCAAAATTCAGGTTTTAGAAGACTTGAGGATGGTAGTCCATAAACAAGGCTACCCCCGCATTGATATAGAGATCCTGGAAGAAGTGCTTATCAAAAACGCACATGCGTCCATAAAGGCTGACGAAGAGAAGTTGCGAAAGTTTGTTGAAAAGCGAATCAAGGAAATCATGGATGGCCTTGCCTCGCTAGACCCCGATATGCCCTTAGTACACGTAGATTCAATTAAGACAAGCGTTCTCGGAGGCAACCAGGGGCCGGTAATTGATGTTCAGAAGCTAATGGACGTAATAGACTCGCAGATTGTAGCTGCTACTAAGACTCTTTCCGTATTCCTTGGACGGCACTTCGGTAAAACCGAAACCTACGCCAACATAGAGGTTCAGATTTACAACAAAACCGTAGACGCGATAAGAGAACTTGCCGCGAGAGCGTTAGCGAGGGCTTTATCTATTGGGCTAAGGCTGAGGGGCAATCAGGGAACCGTGGAGATAACGTATGAAAAACTCGACTGGCGTTCCCCGCAAGAGCGCGAACAAGCAATAGCAACCAAGATAGGCAATGCGCTCAAGATGCGAGACGAGGGATGGATTACAGACGAACAGGCTTGCGAGAGCGTAACGGGACATAAGCCGAAAGGCACTCCAAAGGAGGCAACTGACGAGCAGGGAGGTGATTCGCTTGCCTAAACCGACACAAGAAGAGCTGGAATATATTAACTCTAGGTTTGCCACAACTCCTTTAAGTGAGGACGAGGTATTCGTATGGGAGCGTGCTGTAGTAAACAGTCTTCCCGTTAGTCATGGGTTCCGTATACACCCTGAAACCCTAGACGAGTTCCTAAACGATATAAAGCAAGGCGTACCGCGCTTGGTAGGGCATGAATCGTGGGGCAGAGTGCCTATTGGCAGGACGTTTGACGGTTGGCTTGACTGGCGGAAGTCCCTTGAGGACGGAACCCCGTATGAGGTTTTGTATGCGAAGTCCTACATGCTGCGGGATCAGAAAATTTATGACGGGTTAAATACTGACGATTTAATACGCGGGATTGAGGCGGGTATTAATTTCGCGGAATCTATCGGGTTTGGGGAGCGTGCTGCGGGACTACCCATTTCATACGAGTGTGGTATTTGTGGTACGCCGTTTGAGGTTGTCTGGTGCTGGCTTGTTCCAACCTGCGAGCACTCCCCCTGGAAATGGTACGACGACGACGGTGAAGCGCCCGACGGAGAAGGACAGCAGAACATACCCGTTATTCGTAACGCGAGTCTTGGTGAAATCTCGCTTGTATATAACGGGGCTGCGCAAAACGTTGACGGGCTTGCTAGGGATATACCTACTACCTTCTCCATGAACGGCATGATGCTTTCTGCGGGTACAAAGAAAAACTTCGCATCGCTAGACACAAGCACCTACGACCACACGGTCACAAGCCATAACAGGTGTCACCTCTACTACCGCAAGTGGCAAGACGGGGGTGATTTGCCGAAGGGATGGACTGAAAGCAAGCTAAAAAGAGAGCACTCGCGTTGCGTAAAAGCCCTGCTTGATGAATATAACGGGTTTCATGCAATGAGAGACGAGCTAGACGATAGTTTGAACAAAACACTGAAGAAGAAATCGAAAGGTGGTGATTCGATGTCTAAACAAGGAGAGCTGGAGCTGGACAAGCCTATTGAGATAGATATTGAAACTCCAGACGAGGCTCTTGAGAAGACAGCCGAAGTGGAGCTTGAAAACAAGGCGACAGACGAGGTTCTCGAAGAGCTCGCTGAAAAAACGGAAAAATTCCTCGCGGAAGAACTCCTTGAAAAAGGCGAGGCTGTAATACGCGATGTACTCAATAGTTCAATCAGAGAGGCTTTAGGGCTTGGAGAGAACGCGAGACTTGAAGATGCGCTTACCGCTATTGAGGAGCTTAAAACGCTAAGTGGTAAGGCGAAAGAAGTTCGCAAGAAAAATGAAGAAGATGCCCTTAAGTGGGGCGTTAGGGCTATGGGAGATGACTTCCCGAAGGATATTTTCGAGAAACAGTTTGCAAGCATGTCTGACGAGGAGCTTGATGCTACTGTTAACGCATTTAAGGCTCAGGCTAAGAAATTGTTCCCCGATAAGAGGCTTACTGAGTCCGAAGATGTCGAAGTTTCAAGCGACAAGATTATCAAGATGGAAGCCGAGAGGCGGGCTAAGGCCGCAGGCGTTCCTTTGAAAGAGGAGGGATAAATAATGGCTACACCAACCTATAGAACTCAAACAGTGACCTACAAGGGGATTTATCTAGATCCCGCACATGTTATCAAGACTACTTGTGTCGTTGCGGCAGGCAATAACCTGCGCGGAGGCACTGTTGTTGAACCCGATGCGATAGATCCGACTAAGGTGGCTGCTTGTGCTGTTGGGGCTAACGCTATTGGAGTATTAGAGCAGCCTGTAGATGCTACTAACGCGGATCAGATCGGCACGTTGATTATACATGCCTATCTATCTGAGGCTGATTGTGTATTCCCTGCTGCTAACCAGATTGACGATGCTAAGGCAGCTATGCCACTCATTATTTGGGGCTAGGAGGTGATATTTAATGCAAGATCCTAAAACTGATTTGTTTGACTATAAAGTCATGACCGAGATGGTTCGGAAATTCGCCGGGCCTTCTGGTTTTATAGGGGCGAAATACTTCCCTAAAAGAGAAGTAGATAGCGAGACAGTGACGTGGGACGTTGTGAGATATACAAGAAGCGGTAGCGTATATGTGGACAAGAACGCGCCCTCTATCCCGATAGGGCATCAGCCTGTCGAAACGAAGACAAGCGTTCTCGCGCGTATCGCATTGCATACTGAGTTGGATCAGCCGTTCCTACTGTATGAGAAGAATCCTGGTTCGTTTATGCGGAATAGCTTGGAGCAGAAACTTGCAGACAAGCAGTTTAACCTTGTTAGGACACTGGATTATCAAGCAGAGGATGCTTATTGGCAGTTGCTTACTACTGGTGCGCTGAATATTAGGCTCCAGAACGGCAACCAGATTAACGTCAACTACGGGCTTGCTCCTACTCATAGACCTGTAGCTGCTGTTGGATGGGACGATCCGGCAGCCGATATTTTGGACAACCTCCGCGTATGGAAGAGGTTGGTAGCAGCCGATTCTGGCGAGATTCCGACAAATATCATATGCTCAGAGGCTGTTATGGGCTACCTGATGAAGAACGTTGGAGTACAGAAATTCATCGGGGAGGGTTATAAGGATCAGGTAAGGGAGACGGGTTATATTGCACGTCTGCTTGGTATGACCTTTGAGGTTAACGAGACCGGACATGAGGTTAATGGAGTATTCACGAGGTTTGTTCCAGACAACATAATTGTCATGACCACGGAGCCCGGTAGCTTTGGGCGTATGTATATGGGGCCTGAGCTTATTAAGACAGGGCCTGACTCTTTCGAGAAGGTGCTAGGCCGTTGGTCTTATGCGAAGACTGAAGATGACCCCGTGAGGAAGATCCTATACGTTGGAGAGCATCACCTGCCTGTCCTCACTAAAGTGGACAATATCCTTATCGCGACGGTACTACCGTAGAGGGGGCATAAAGCCCCCTTCGGCATGGAGGTGAATAGATGGCTGTTACAGTTCATATTGATAACCTAACGCTGGGGGGCAAGACATACAACGAGAACGATGTTATCTTGAACCCATCAGCGAATGCTATTAGGGTAGCGCGGGCGGGGATTGCTCACAACGGGGTAGTAATGCTTACCGAATCGGGAGACACCAGCAATCACGATAGAATTCTCATAAACGATATTTCATTCGGGCTTGGTATAAGTGTGGAGAAACTTAGCGATGTGGTAATCCCGCGTTATCTATTAGAAAAAGCTATGGTAGGGGATATGGAATTTGCTATATTCCCCGATGCGGAAGAGACCCCTGTTAGCGAAGCTACAGGCAAGAAGCTATATACAATCTTGCTTGCGGCAGACGATGGAGATACCCACTCCTGGTATAATGCTGCTCTTGATGCGGAGGTTACTACTGATTCCGTTGCGGGAACAGTAACCATTGTGGATGTAGATCCTGTTTTTGTTGACGGCGTATGTCATATAGAGGTTGAGTATGCAGGCGATTGGTTGGTGGGTGAGAAAGCAACCTTAACCGTAAAGGCTGCAACCATCTTAGGCTATGCCGTAGCCGCTGCAACAGGCGAAACTACCATAATTGCGGACGCTTAGGAGGATCATTATGGTTGTTAATGTGCTAATCGGCGGTATAACTGCTGATGGGCGAGTATATACAGAGGGTCGGGTTGAAAATCCCGGCCCTCAACTTTTAGAGTTTGCCCGCGAAAAGAGAGAAATAAGCGGAAGGCTTATCGCGGAATTTATTGAGGAAGAAAATGTAATAGAAGTAAGATCCGAAGAAGATTGCTTTGAATATGACGGCACTATGTATAGATGCCTTTTATGTGATTTTGCCTCCGCTAATAGGGGCGCGATTGGCGGTCATGTTAGGTGGAAGCATTTAGGGAGGCGATAGGCTATGGCTTATAACGAATTGGCTCTGCTGGTAGACGTAAACGGGAGACCTATCCCTCAATATTACGATATTGTTAATGATGAGTTTAAGCCTCTTGGAACTATGCCTATGCAGGACGCTGCTGTTAAGGAAGAGCTAGAGCTATTAAAGGCTGAACTTGAGACAATCAAGGCGAACCAGACTTCCGGCG